AGCCCAGCCTGTCGCTCTTGATACCGTCTACGGTAGATGTCAGCAAGTCCATACACCCACTATCCCACAGTGCTAATTTCATAGGTATGTCGTTAGATCCGGTTGGTATCCTTCTAGGTCTCTAAGCGGCAATACCCTAGTGGTAGGCCCCCAGTCGGCATTAGGCACCACGGTTGCCATGTCACTGAGCGGCAGGCCTTCAGCGTATAGGTTATAGCGGGCGGTGCCAAGTATCTGCTGGGCTTCAAGCGGTGTTAGCCCCTTTAGAATCTCTTCACCGGTTGCCACCTTGGGGCGGGTATCCGGGATGGAAGAATCGCCGGTTATCTCAGCCCAGGAGAGCGTTTCCGGTATCATCACGCACCGGCAGTTTGGGTGGCTTGGCATGATGGTGTCTGTAGCCTGAAGGGTGCCGGACAATGCCAGACAGGCAAGGCATACCCGCGCATCTTGCGTAGCCTGCCGTCGGTATCCGGTCACTGCGCCATTCTCGGTATACAGTTGCCGCTGGGCTTCACGGCTTGCGCGTATCATCTCAGTGCGGGCTATCGTCTCGGCTCTTTGCCGCCCGATGTCAGCCGCCTTGCGTACTCGCCGTGCTACCGTGCGCGGGCCTTCACCTAGGCTGATGCCCTGTACCAAAGCCATCTGCATAGCATCCGTGGTTACTTGGGGGATGGCATCGAATAGGACAGCCAAAGGTGAACCATCGCCTGCGAACCCGACAAAGGCTTGGAGGCTTTCGTCTGGAAGACTTGTCCATGAAGTACCAAGGGTAACCCCGGCGGGCTTTTTACCCGCTGCCGCTTCCACAAGGCTCGGCGTTGCTTCATTAGCAAGGATAGCGGCTTGTAGCTGCCCATCGGCTGTAATCACTGCCCCTTCTACCGAAAACTTTTTGAGGTTCTTTCCAAGCTGCTCAATGTTGTCTATGATCCGCTGACGCATGAAAAGGATAGTTTCGGATGGCGGTTCGCCGTTGGCTTCACGCTCGGCTATCCTACCCTCCAGCGCTTCAAGCTCATCGATGCTGGCCTTGGTTGCGGCTTTGTATGCGCGTTGCATACGGCTGATGGCTACGCCTTCACGCTCCAGCAGGTCGTTACGATACTTCTGGGATGCGGCATAAATCCTGCCCGTGCCGCTGTCTACTCGCTTGAGATTTCCTCCAGCGAATACCCGTAAAAAGGGTGGCTCTTATACACTACCCCCGGAGTGCATACGTGGTCGGTGTCAAGGCTCTTGCCATCAGGTTGCATTGCATCCCGCTTAGATGTAGACCAGCGGTACCCGGCATCGCCACCCCACAAGTCCCAGGCTACACGCCCCGGTGAGGGGAATCCTTCCTCACCAGCATTGAACCCTTCGGCCTTCTTATCGACTTCATGCCGTGAAAAGAAAGAATACATTCTTAGTATCGTGTCTTCGGAAAGTTGCTCGCCATTCACGATCTGGTTAGCCCGTGCCAAGCCTACCCGTGTGCCGCCATCGAATCCTTCCGCTTTCCAATCAAGCGCCCGCTGTGCCGCTGTTCGCATTGCTTCAGTTGGGCGGAACTTCATCTCATACGATCGCACTGCGGCACCATCAAAGCCGCCGGTGCTTTGTACCGGGATTGCCGTTGGGTGTAGCTGCCCTTCATCTTCAGGCACGGCTTCAAGGCCGGCTATGCGCTTGGCTTCAGCTCGATCAATAATGCCAGCCTTGTAGAGTTTCTCCGCCCGCAACGCTTCAGCCTGTAGGTCATCAGCAAGCGCCCGCACGGTTTCAAGGTCGTACATCACGTAATCGCCCTGCTGTGTCTCCGGGTATTCTGGCAGCAGGTCAGCGGTGATAGCATCCGCCAAGGTACGGAGCAAAGGCACCATGCCGTCTTCCCATGCGGCCTGTTGCGCCCTCTCGTAATTGCTGTATGTAGACCGCTCTAAGCCGCTTCCAAGACCCAATACCATCGGGTTGATGCCAAGGGCTGAACAGATACGCTCCTCTGGTACACGTCTCACGGAATCCAGAGCAAGCTCGGAAGGCGTAAGGGATACCCTGTCCATCTTGTAGGCACCGGTCATGACAACGATACCGCCTGAACCGTCCCCGGTAAGGTCTTCGTGAAGTTGCCGCTTGACCTGCCGGGCATCATCCATGCTCATGTCTACGGTTGTTTCTTTGGCATCAGGCCCGACGATAAGACTCGGCATAGCGCCGTTTGCCAAGAGTCCATATGCGGTAGTGCTTGCTGTGTTGTCGGTGGCAATCTCCCGCAGAACAGCGGTAAGCGGCGCACGGCCAATCCTGATATCGCTAGGGTCACGCCCGTACCGGATGTGGATTATGTCAGATACCGGGATGTCAAAGGAGCGGCCGTCCGTGGTGTATACGTAGTGCGTCAAAGGGTTTACCCCATTGCCTACCGGTCTAACCATGTCCTGCGGTAGAAACTGCAAAGCGGTCACTGTGCCACGGGTGGAAGAGCGAATCTTGCGGAGGTAAGTATTGCCGAATAGTTTGTAGTCTTGAATGACCCAGCCCCAGAAAAGGCTACCCATTATCATTGGATCAGGTTGAGCCATGAGCTGAATAACCGGGTGGTCTTCTACCGGCTCTGCTTGCTGGCTGTCTACCGGTCGGTAGTAGCGCGGCGTGGCCTGTGGATAGTTCCTGACGTACCAGTCAATGGCACTAGCAACAACGCCATTTAGCCCAAGGTCACCGGCTACTCTAGCCCAGTCCTTGGTACTTCCAGGGAGCGCCCGGCGTAGCAATGTCTGCAGCTGACCAGAGCCGTACCCGGTTAGGTAGATGTCCCTAGACTGGCTAAGTGGCAGCGGTAGTGCTTGTGTAGGATTAGCGGCGGCCTTACGCCCAAGGAAGCGGTCAAAGATACCCATGCTAGCAGTATCCCACAAAAAGAAAAAGCCCCCTTGCGGGGGCCTGTAGCGGTTCCTGTGTTTAGTTCAAGGTTCCTGCCTTGTAAAGTTCCCAGCAGATGTTTGCCATATCTAATGCATTCTGTGCATGGTGCTTTGTGCATTCAAAGGTTGCTTGTGTTTGTGTGCAGTCCCATGCAACATTGATTGTTGATCGAACGTCTGCATGAAAACCGTTAGCGTCGTGTGCTGTCTTTGCGGCTTTGATTGCAATCAACTGCTTGAAACGGGTTTCAGCGTTTACTGCGTTTTCGAGGTGAGCGATGATTATTTCCATTGTTTATCTCCTGTATCCCCTTGGATGTCAATAATATACACCGCCCGTGTATATCTCGCAAGGGTATAGGTGTATATATTTTAGACGGCACCCCAAGAACGCTTTGATCCGCACACCTGCCACGCATAAGCCAGGGCATCAACCACGTCATCATGCCGCCCAACAGGGAAGGATAGCAACTCATCCTCAAAGTAAGCCGGTAGCCCTTGGCAGTGCATTACTTGGCTTTGCTCGTAGCGGGCTTCCAGAGGGGCAAAGCGGGTCACTTTGTCTCTGTCTGGCCGGATGCCCCGGATAGGAAGTTTCGTGCGCCGTAGAAGCTCCTGCACGACAGCGGCTTGGTATTGCACCTGCTCGATGCCGATCATGCTAGGCTTCCACTTATCGGCCATGGCTTCGATGAAGCGCAGGACAGCTGCAAAGTCTGACCTAGTACGGTTGATGTCTCGCACGTAGATCGTGCCATCGTTACCACGGGAGACAACAGCAACCCCGGTGTAGTCGGCTTCAGACTTAGTAGAGATTGCAAGGTCAACCCCGATATAGGTTGGTAGGCCTTCAGGGCAATCACCATACCGCAACCACTCCCGCTTGATACGAGCGCCTGCCGCATCCACAAACTCTGCTAGGTACTCTTGCCTAAACGCGATGCTCGGCAAGGACTCACCCGCCTTGCCTACCTCCTCAGCATCTATCCAAGGGTTAGCCGTGGTAGGCATCTGCCAGCTCATCCAGTCGGCATCAGTAGCGGCTTGATTGTAAAGGGTACGGAAGTAGTTGGAGCCTTTAGGCGTAGACAGAAAGAAAGCATCGCCGATGTAGTCGGTCAAGGTTGGGCGGATGGCTTCCGTCCAGGCTTGTTCCAAGTGTCTAGCCATTGCCGCCTCATCGATGATGACGCGCTTGTACTTTCTGCCACGGGCTACGGTGCTAGGGTCATCCAAAGTCCAGTAGTCGATTGCTGCCCCGGTTATAAGCTCGATGCGCGGGGCGGGGCTTTGTACCGCCCTGCGGATAACCGGAGCATAGATACGCTTATGATCGGCGTATGCCTCTTCAAGCAAGCGGTAGGTAGGCGCAAACCACGCGCAGGGCAAGCCGTCTTTTAGGATAGGGTCGGAAAGTAAATTACCGCCCAAGGTAGTCTTACCGAAACGTCTACCGCAAGCAAGCACGTTGTACCGCTTTGCTTCACGCAAGATAATCTGCTGGGCTTCATGCGGCCTTGGTAACACCAGTCGAATATCAGGCAATCGATTTGTCCGAATACTCCACGATGACCTTTACCGGGCTACCGTCTGCCCCGGTCTGCTCTACCCGGCTACTCCAATCGGCTTTGTGCTTACGTTCAAGCCACCACGCAGCAGCCTGCCAAGTGCTATCAGCTGCCTTCTGGATAATAGCCACGTTGCGTACCTCGGCATCCCCTTCTGCCTTTTTAATAGAATCCGAGAACTCCGGAATGTCCTTAAGCCAGACGGCAAATGTATCCTCAGAAATACCGGCATAGGCGCAAGATGCCCGGCGGGTATTACCTGCCCTCAGTGCCTGT